CTCATGGTGTGTTCGCTTGGCCTCCCATACCTGAATGGTTGGTACAATAGTAATGCAACGTAGGCGCACCAGAAGCAACTGTTATCTTGGTATACGCTCCTGCACTGCCCGGAGTTCCTACTGTCGTTACTCCCGTGGTATATTGAGAGCCTCCACCCCAAGTTCCGTTTGCAGTTGCACTAAAGCGTAGGGGATGCCCACTATTGCTAGAATCGCTCTGATCGAACCAATAGGTGCTACCCTCATTCAGTGTAAGCGTAGGTGATACAGAACCATTGATATAATATTTATTACCGCTTCCGTATGCGTTTGTACCAGAGGCAACAGTAACCGCATAATTAGTTACATTCGTTGTAGTAGTTACAGAACCTACAGAAGCCGTACCAGCAGATCCCGTAACTGCGGCAATTACATTTGCTATTAGAGTAGTTACAGAGCCTACAGAAGCCGTGCTACTAGCTCCTGTAATTGAAACATTTACACCTCCCGCTGTTGCAACTGAAACAGAGCCTACAGAAGGTGTTAAAACAGCAAACCCAGAGATAGAAACTGTTACAGATGCAGGAACAATTACTGTTACGTTGCCAACTTGACCTGTGCCTTGTGTGCCAAGTGTTTCAGGAAAGAAAATAGTAACCGTGCCAACTTGACCCGTAGCTACTAAATCATTTTCCTCAATTAATCCTGGTATTGTTCTAAATCCTACCGGACTAAACCCATATTGCACTGCTCTTTGATTATCTAAGTTTGGTTCTGGACGTGGGTTTCTAAGTGCTTGTGGATCTGTACCTATTCTTGGGGGAAACAACTGAGGATGTTTCTCTTCAAACTCGTCTGGCCCCACTAAAAGACCGTTCCACTCTCGCTTCATGTCTCTTAGACGATATCGAAAACCAGATCTATCTGATATTCCATATGCTTTTTTACCAGACGAAAACGCCATTATACCCTCAAATATTGTATACTAGGCTGTAGCTTCAAAGGAGTTCTCGCCTCATCTTCATCAGCTGCACGTTGAAATTCTTCTTCGTAAACAGTTTTAAGAAGCTGAGTTCTGTCTAAGGCTCTTTTCATAGATAGATAGTAAGCTAGTCCAGCCACCATGCAAGGATAGAAACGAAAAGGCATATCAGTAGTATTAGTAAGAGTATCAGCATCTTCGATTCGTTGCACATAATAATAAATCAATTGATCCGTGGAGTTTTCTGGAGTAGGCCATATATTCATTACAGGGTCAATCTGCCTGTCAAAATACACCTGGCTTGGGCGACCTTCTGTTGTTTTAGCTGGTAACGTAAGATACTCTCCTCGGCTAATTTTTTGTATCTCAAAGTCTGTGCCACTACGACGTAAAACTACTTCTAACAAATCCACTACGTCTGATGTTAAAGTCTGTTGGGCCTGGCCCTTTGTTAAAGTAATAGTACCTTGTTTTACTGTCCACAAATTTAACCCACGATTTGCCCAGTCTGCAAACATCAAGTTAAGAGACCGACGAGCCGTCTTTGCATCGTAGCCTGTACGAACCTCTATTCCACAGCGCTCATACGCTTCTTCGATGATATCTGCTACATCGAGTTCGAAGTCTCTTGATCCTGAAGTTGCCATATCTTAACTCATATGTGGTTTCTGGTTTGTTTTCACAGAGACTGCGCCACCGTTTTTAAAACCTTTAACTTTGCCGCCCTTTTTCAGTTTTACCCCACGACCTTTTAAAATGTCTTTTTGAGTAACTTTACCGTCACCAGTCAAGTCAGGAAACTTAGCCATCTTCTTCATCCTCATTGTATAAGTTATCGAAAACTCTATTCACATCCAGTGTATAGTCTAAATCACTTTTTGAATAGTGTATATGTTGAGAGGGTCTAAAGTCTGGTGCACCCTCACCTACCGCAAACCAAGCTGGGTGTGTTACTCGCACCCGATTATTTGGTAACGCAACAATATTACCCGTCCATTCTCCTGCGTCCAACAACTGCATCACATGGCTTTGTTTATGCTGTGCTGGATCATCAGCTATCTCACTGTTGGTGTAGTCTACAGTGAACAAGTATTTAGCGGGAAACATCTCGCCGTTTATTTTGGCTAACCAAGGACATGGTGTGGCTCTGTCTAACGTATATACTGCATGATGATGTGAAGAACAGTCCCAAGGCTGTGCATCATGTGTTGCCATAGGTTCAGGCCACTCTTCAAGTGGAATGTCTGCAACCAGTGCTGTGATAGGCATTCTAGCCCACATTGCACCACCATGAACGGTATCCTCTTCTTCTCCCTCTGCTTCACATCCTGTAAAGATAACTTGAAAACTAAGAGACCGATTTGGGATTGTAGTTACAGCAACAACCATAGCATGCAAGAATTCTCCATGATATTGCTCATGATTATGAGTATACTCACGGCGAACCCATGCCTTAAAATAAGGAATATTACTTTGTAGGTATGGCATTTGAGCTAGAAGATTCCTTTAAAACCTAATCCTGAAACTTGTCCGCCAACACTAAAACCCTTTGGCTTAACCTTGCCGCCGTTCTTCATGCCTTTAGGCTTAACCTTGCCACCATTTTTCATACCCTTGGGCTTAACCTTGCCGCCGTTCTTCATACCTTTAGGCTTAACCTTGCCGCCGTTCTTCATACCCTTGGGTTTGATTTTGCCACCATTTCGATAGCCTTTTTTCTTCATTGCCATGTCAGTTCTCCTTTCAGAACACTCTTACTAATCCACCGTTAGCCTTCTTATTCTTCCAGCTAATACGCTTAGATGATTTCTTTTTCTTTGCAGCGGAAGTACACTGCGCCATAGTAGGTCTACAAGCAGGATATCCTCTACGCTTCTCTCCTTTTTGACGACCACAGGGTTTGCCCGTTTTACAGTCAACCCATCCTTTGCCGTCATTCTTAGAAAACCAGTCGCGTAAAGAATTCTTCTTTGCCATCAGAACACCCTAGTAACCTTACGATTTTTTTCTTTGACGTCACCACAACCAGCCGCAATAAACCCGCCTGGAGCAAATTTTTTCTTTGGAGGTCTTTTAGGGTTGTCAATAGCAGAGACTACCCCGCCCTCTGCTTTCTTTTGTTTATTACCCCAGTTCTTTGCTCCTACTTTTCGACACTTAGAAAGTGCCCCTGAAGCGTATGCGCTGGGCCAGACTTTGTATCGGCTTTTTACTTTGTGATAACAAGCGTCTTTTTTTGACGTCTTTTTTGCCATTAGTTCGCCTCCGAGGTGACTTGGATACTTGGGATGATATTTGTCCACGACTTATCAAAACTAAACTTCCTTTCTGTTAGTTCTTCTACAGACTGAACCAAGTGATCAATCTTTACATCCATGACCTCTGTTCGTTTATCCACACTAACAAGGGTAGTAATCATCCAGACAAGTCCCACAGATGAAAGGGATAATCCCGCGCCCCAAAATAAAAGCTGTACGTTTTTATCCATTTAATTCACCACATTTTACAAGACCAATATTTGGCCTTTAACTTATCCAATTTGCCCTTGTCGCAACCATGTCTGGCCCTGAACGACTTTCGCCGTTTAGGGTTTGATTTTTTGATGGTCATGTTTGCATCACCAAATCTAACAATCTTTTCCTTGCCTTTATCGCAAGCTTTTACAACAGACTTCTTACCGCCAGAAATCTGACGTTTCGGCTTGTTGCACTTCATCTTAGACTTGTCGATCTTAGCCATCTAGCTAACCCTATCTAGGTGTCGTCAAGTAATGCACAAACAATACAAGTTGCAGTCGCGGCACTTGATCCATCGTGACCAATTGCGTGTACACCCGCAACTGTTGCATTTGGATATCTACCATAGAAAGACTGGTTAGGACTAATTTTAACCGCGTCATCTGTAGTGTTTGCTACAGTCCCTGCATCGAAAACAACATAAATGTCATTGGCTGCATCTGTATTTTTAATATAGATGAACTCAATTTTATCTGTTCCAGCTACTGCTGTAGGCTGCACATTAGCATTCACTGCGGTATAATCGGTATAGTAACCTGCAATCAAATCCGTGCTTGCCGCTGTAACACTGGTTAGTTTGTAGTACCACTTATCGTTCGCATCTTTAGGCGTAACAGTGGTTGTGGCTTCGATAGTTTTGGCTATCTCGTCCGGTAGAATCGTAGTCTTCATGACTACTGTAGCTGCGTCAGCCATGTTTTATCTCCTTTACACTCA